ATATTTGTATCGTTCGAGGATTTTAAATGGCAGTATTAAATCGAAATCCAATCAATACAGATTTATTACAAAGCACTAAATTTCGTGTAACTTTTTCAAGATTACCAGGTGTTACATATTTCTGTAATAGTACAAATTTACCAGGAATCTCATTAACTGAAATTCCAATGCCAACTCCATTCGTAGAACTATATCTACCAGGAGAAAAGGCAATTTATGATACGTTTAACATTACTTTTTTAGTTGATGAAGATTTACGAGCGTGGACCGAACTTCATGATTGGATTCGTGGTGCAACTTTCCCTACAAAATTTGAAGAATATGTAAATCTCGCAAGAACAAATCCAGGCGCGAATATTCGCGCTGCAAGCGTACGACCACCAGTCTACACTGATGCGATATTAACAATCTTTACAAATAAAAACAATCCAAATTTTAGAGTTAAATTTGTTGATGTGTTTCCTACAAACGTAGGATCGCTTTCTTTTTCTGCTGGCGATAGTGCTGAAAACATCATAACTGCTGATGCTACGTTTAGATTTTCATACTTTAACTATGAAAGAATATAAAATAGTACATTCATATTCGACATAGTCTATTATATCGAATCATATCAAAATAGTCAAACTATTGTTATGATTTGCTATTAATCTAAAAATATAGTATATTATGTGTTCTATAACTTTGTATGATAATTTATGGAAACACCACCACTTGATGAAATAATGCGTCAATGGGAAAAAGACAGCAATGTCGATTCCACTGAACCAGGTAAAGAAATTCTTCGTATTCCAATATTGCATAACAAGTATAACAAATACTTGTCGCTGCATACCTTATCAGCACGTAAATGCGCTCTTGAGTTTGATAAGATTAAAAAACTCAAGTGGGAGTATTACACTGGTAAGTTAGATAAAGATGATTTACAAAAATTAGGATGGGAACCATTTAGATTTGTTCTCAAGTCGGATATTAGCGTCTATATTGATGGTGATGACGATTTAAATAAAATTAAACGTAAAAAATCTTATCATGAAGAAACAGCCAAGTATTGTGAAAATGTGATGAAAGAACTTAATGCAAGAACATATCAACTGCGCGCATTTATGGACTGGGAAAAGTTTATACAGGGTTCGCGTTGATGTGTGATGTACAGATTCAACATGTAAACAATATATACATTCAGATAAATGCCGAAGACGGTATTTTGCAGGAGATGTCAGAATTTTTTACGTTCTCAACTCCTGGGTATCAGTTTAGTCCAGCGTTTCGTAATCGTCACTGGGATGGTAAGATTCGTTTATTAAATTTAAAAACTAAACAATTGTATGCAGGTTTAGTTGGATATGTAAAAACATTTTGCAAAAACAATAATTACACTCTTGAGATTACTGACGAAGAAGAGACAGTTTATCCAATCGATACAAAAAATTTCGCAAGCGCATTGTCGCTTACTATAGAGCCAAGAGACTATCAGTATCTTGCGTCGAGCGTAGGTCTTACGAAAAAACGAACTGTGCTATTGTCGCCCACTGCAAGTGGAAAGTCGCTTATTATTTACATGATGATTCGTCATCTATTAAACAATGGTAAAAAGCGAGGATTGTTAATCGTCCCCACAATTAATCTTGTTACTCAGATGCACTCAGATTTTAAATCGTACTCTGTCAATAATGGTTGGGATGCTGAAAAGTATTGTCAAAAAATTTATGGCGGCGAGAGTAAAATTCCGAATAGCGATTTAATTATTTCTACTTGGCAGTCGATCTATGATATGCCAAAGAAATACTTTTCTCAATTTGATTTTGTAATTGGCGATGAGGCACACACCTTTAAAGCGCGATCACTAACCGCAATTATGACGAAACTTATAAACTGTGATGTGCGCATTGGTACAACAGGAACACTTGACGATAGTAAAATAAATAAATTAGTTCTAGAAGGATTGTTTGGTCCTACATTTAAAGTTATCTCTACGAAAGAGTTGATAGATCGTAAACAACTAGCTGATTTTAAAATTAAATGTATTGTTTTAAAATATCCGAATGATGTTTGTAAAGCAGTAAAGGGATTCGTTTATTCTGATGAAATGAATTTTATTGTAAGTCATGAGGGTCGAAACAACTTTATTCGCGATCTTGGTATTAGTTTAAACGGTAATAGTCTAATTTTATTTACTTATGTCGAGAAACACGGTAAAATATTATATGATCTGATAGGTGAAAAAGCAAAAGATCGTAAGATATTTTTTATTCATGGTGGAGTTGAGGCAGAGGATCGCGAAGCGGTAAGAAATATTACAGAGAACGAGAATAATGCGATTATAGTAGCGAGTTATGGTACGTTCTCAACAGGCGTGAACATTCGCAACCTACATAATATTATATTCGCCTCTCCAACGAAAAGTAAAATTCGCTCATTACAATCAATTGGTCGAGGTCTTCGTTTGGGGGAAAATAAAACTGCTGCAACACTTTATGACATTGCTGATGATCTTCGATATGGTCCGTATACAAACTTCACGTTGCGGCATTATGAAGAACGCATAAAAATATACAGTGAAGAAAAGTTTTCATTTACGACTAATAGTGTAAGGATAAATTAATGGAAGAAAAAGAATTAAAATTTGTACGATTTAAAAATTTGCCCGACGATTTAGTTGGATGGGTGAGTTATAAAGAAGAATGCATTTTAATCGAAATGCCTTTACGAGTCGAGATTGAAACCATGTTCGATGAGGGTCGCCAAGTTCTTGCATTGCAAGAATACTTACCACAGTCGATTATAGAGCTTCGTGAGGTAGAATTTCTTTTAGAGGATGTAATGTTTGTAACTCCTATTCGTCCCGAGTTTCAGGAGCAATATGAATTCGTAAGCGATTTTTTCTACAACAATCAAGCAAAATTTGCAGAACAACTTAAAAACAAAAAAAAGAAAAGCAAAGAAAAGATTGAGCCGCTAGAAAATGTAGTCTCGATTTTAGAGGCACTTAAATCTAAAAAGGACAAACCAGTGCATTAATTTTATGACAAAAAATCATTATATTAACAACAAAGACTTTCTTCGCGAGATGACAAAATATCGTACAGCGATACGAAAAGCGAAAAGATTGGGTGAACCTAAACCACAGATTCCTCGATACGTTGCTGAATGTTTTATGAAGATCGCAGAAAATCTTTCTCACAAACCAAACTTTCTATCATACACTTTCCGTGACGAAATGGTCGCTGACGCAATTGAAAATTGTGTGATGTATGTAGGCAATTTTGATCCAGCTAAATCGAGCAACCCATTTGCTTATTTTACGCAAATAGTATATTATGCATTCTTACGTCGCATTCAAAAAGAAAAGAAACAACTGTATGTAAAGTACAAGTCTACAGAAACAGCTGGTATTCTTGATGAATATGAATTAAATGAAAATGATGATGGAACATTTAGACAGTTCGAATTATATGAAAACATTTCAGAGTTTATTTCTAACTATGAAAATGCGCGCAAGACAAAGAAAGCGAAAAAAATTGGGTTGGAGAAATTTGTAGATGAAGATAGCAATTCTAGGTGATACACATTTTGGAATGAGAGGAGACTCTCTTGCATTTCATAATCTGTATAGTAAGTTTTATAAAGAAACTTTTTTTCCCTATCTGGCGCAAAATGAAATCAATACCGTGTTTCAAATGGGTGATTTATTTGATCGTCGGAAGTACATTTCTTTTCAATCTCTTGCTCTTTGTCGCCGCTATTTTTTCGATGAACTAGCAAAGAACAATATTGAACTACATACACTGCTAGGTAATCATGATATCACCTATCGTAATACTCTAGAAGTTAATTCACCCGATTTGCTTCTAAAGGATTACAACAATATTACTGTTTACGATAAACCTGCTACTTGGCAGGATATCGACATCATTCCTTGGATTTGTAAAGATAATGAGCAAAGTATTTACGAGTTTATTGGCGAAAGTAAAAATTCTATTTGTTTCGGTCATTTTGAACTCGCTGGGTTTGAAATGGATCGAGGTAATATTTGCTATGAAGGTATGAACCCTGAGACACTTCGTCGCTATGAGATTGTTCTTTCAGGACACTTTCATCATAAGAGTTCTCAAGGCAATATTACTTATGTCGGAACTCCTGGTGAAATGACTTGGGCAGATTACAACGACGAGCGTGGATTTCATATCTTTGATACGAATACTCGCGAGTTAGAATTAATTGTAAATCCGCATAAGATGTTTTACAAAATTAAGTATAATGACGACAATATGTTTTATAATGAGGTTATTGAAAAAAACTATTCTGAATACACAGGTAAACAGGTAAAAATTGTAATTGAAAAACGAACGAACTCTTTTATATTTGACACCTTAATTGATTGTTTAACTAAAGCAAATCCGACGGAAATTTCTGTCGTTGAAGATTTTAGTGATATTACTTTAACATCTGATGATATAAAAGTTGATGAAGCGCAAGATACAATCTCAATCCTAAATTTATATGTAGATAACTTGACATTACCAGTCGAATCAGATAAGATTAAAACTATCCTTCGTGATGTTTATAACGAAGCAATTTCTTTAGAAACTGCATGATCCTATTTTCAAAGGTTCGGTATAAGAATTTTCTTTCAACAGGAAACTACTTTACCGAAATAAATCTTAATGCGAATGCTACCACGCTAATTATTGGCGAGAATGGTGCTGGAAAATCAACTTTTTTGGATGCGATCACGTTTGGTTTATTCGGTAAACCGTTTCGTAGTATAAACAAACCACAATTAATAAATTCAATCAATGATAAAGAATGTGTTGTTGAAGTAGAATTTAACACCTTATCTAAAAAATATAAAGTTATTCGCGGCATCAAACCTAATGTGTTTGAAATCTACTGCGATGGTGACTTGTTAAATCAAGATGCCAAAGCAAAGGATTATCAAGATCATCTCGAGAAGTTAATTCTTAAGATGAACTATAAATCGTTTACACAGATTGTGATCTTAGGATCAACTAACTTTATTCCATTCATGCAACTGTCAGCAGCTGATCGAAGATCAGTAATTGAAGATTTGCTTGACATTCAAATTTTTTCTGCAATGAATCTTGTGGTCAAAAATAAGTTAAATGCGTATAAAACTGAAGCAGGGCAGCTGAAGATTCAAATCGATGCGACTAAAGGTAAAATTGAGTTGCATAAAAAACATCTCGAAGAACTCAAGAAAAATTCAAAAGAAATTATTGATGCAAAGAAAAAAGAGTTTGAAGAAAATAGTAAAACATTACAACAGTTACAAATTGAACTGGAAGAAAAAGAAAAACAAATTGATGATCTAATTTTTTCAACATCTGATGAAGAGTTTACAAATAAAAGATTCAATAAACTAAACAATCTTGAAGCCAAGATTGAAGGAAATATTCAAAAACTTGAAAAAGATATTTTATTTTATTCAGTAAATTCGACTTGTCCAACTTGCGATCAGACGATTAATAATAAAGAAGAGAAGGTGCATACGTGCAATATTAAAATCGGTGAACTGTCAGAAGGTTTAAACAAACTAAAGGAAGAGAGCGATGCCGTTTTACAGCGAATCAATACCATCAAAACAACTCAAAAAGAACTCAAGTCTCTTGAACAAGATCTCGTGCGTATTACAACGCATCGTAAACAAGTTCGTTCATATATTGCAAAGATTCAAGAAGAAATCGATATAATCGTAAACAAACCAGCCATGAGTAATGAATTTAAAGCACAATCAAAAGAATTACTTAATGCGTTACAAGAATTTAATGATAAACGAAAAACAGTATCTGAACAAACACAGAACTACGATATTGTCGCACAACTACTTAAAGATGGTGGGATTAAATCGAAAATTATTAAACAGTATGTACCGATCATAAATAAATTAGTAAACAAATATTTGGCTGCGATGAACTTCTTCGTAAACTTTAATTTAGATGAAGAATTTAAAGAGTCTATTAAGTCGAGACACCGAGACGATTTTAGTTATGAAAATTTTAGTGAGGGCGAAAAGAAGCGCATCGACTTAGCGTTGTTATTTACTTGGCGTGCAGTAGCCAAATTAAAAAACAGCGCGAATACAAATCTTCTTATCTTTGATGAAGTTTTCGATGGATCTCTTGACTCGAATGGCACAGAAGAATTTCTTAAATTAATAAATATGTTTAGTGATGGTACAAATATATTTGTCATTTCTCATAAAGGTGATGTGCTGATTGACAAATTTAAACACACAATTAAATTTGCAAAAATTAAAAACTTTTCACAGGTGGTATAATCATGGGTAGAATAGTAAAATACAGAGATGGCATGCTGGTTGAGTACGAGATTTTAAAACTTGTAGATTTTTATAATCCAATTTTACGAACACCGACAATACCATATAATTTTGCAACTAGAAAAGATGCAGAATATATCATGTACTCTTTAATAGAAACAATGGAGCATAACGGTGGTCTTGGACTATCAGCGAATCAAGTTGGATTGAAAGATAGAGTTTGCGTTGTTAATATGGGCAAGCAAGCATGGGTTATGTTTAATCCAGAAATTATTGAACGATCGGGCGAGATTGCTGATTTCCAAGAAGGATGTCTATCTTATCGAGGGCTATACATTAATTGTAAACGACTTAGTCACATTAAAGTGAGATTTCAAGCAGTTGCTGGGGAATTTGTAGAGAAAGAATTCGATGGATTGACTGCTGTATGTATTCAGCATGAACTTGACCATCTTGATGGGATCATGTATACTAGTCGAGTGAGTCCAATCAATCTAGAAAAAGCAAAAAGAAAAGTAAAAACCAATCTAAAAAAATTAGCAAGAATGAAAGCTGCGTAAGTCATTGATTTTATTAGAATTTTAATTCTTTACATTCCAGTTTTATTATAGGATAATGGTTGTATGAATATAAATATTCAAACTTCCAAGTCTATGCTTGCCAAACTTTTGGCGACTGAGAATATCACAGTCTCACACCAAAAAGTCAAGACCGCATATTTCGATCTGAAATCACGCACACTAGTCTGTCCTGTCTGGAAAGATATGGATGGCAACCTTTATGATCTTCTCATGGGTCACGAAGTCGGTCATGCGT